GCTACCTTGCTCATGTCCACCCACATCATTTCAAATGTTTCTGGATCACGCACAAAAATTTGATCGCCATACTTGATGGTATTGCGGAACAGTTTGAAGATACGCTGATCTAGTTTGTTTAGTTTTGTCCACTGTTGCAACTGCTTGCGGATAATGTCAATCTCGTGATCAGTAGGAGTGTCAGAATATTTTACTTCAAACGGTGTGCCGTTTTGTTCGTTTAGTTGTGTGGAGAACTCTGCAATGATGTCCAAACATGCATTGATTTCAGAGTCCATGTCCATGTTTTCGTACTGATTATAACGCTCAATACGGTTGGGATGGCCCGAGTATACTTCTGGCAGTCTGCTGGCATAGTTACGATACACCATGTCTGCAGGGTAGTTGTCTGTGCCGTTGTTCTTGCCGTAGCCTGGAAAGCCGTCAGCGTAGCGTCCGGAGATGGGACCTAACTGACCAGTGGTATCAGCCACTTTGAAATATTTTTTCCAGCCGGGGGATTGTTTTTCTGCCATAGTAAGTTATTTACCGTGTTTACATGGAAGTTTGCAGTATTCTTTCCTGCACACTAACTGAGTTCTTTTGCTCTCTGATCATGTCTGACATTGCATTTATAAGCTGTTCTGTTTGCTCTCGCATGACGTTGACCAGTTCAGTCATTGCTCTGTTGTCTGACGATGCTACCGCAGTAACTTCACGCTCGGGTGCATCTTTCATGCTTTGCATCATACCTTCAAACATCTTCTTCACGTCAGGCATTTCTAAATTGATAGGTATTGCTCCGTTGTCCAAAGGAATCATTGCCTCTGGACCTTTTTCTGCAACCATGGCAATTTGTGGGGTTGATGCAAGGCCGCCATCTGCATAGCCAGGAATCTGTGCATGAATATGTCCTGCTGTGGCTTTTGCACTGGGATTGTTGTACTCATCAATGGCTACGCTGGCGCCCATGCTCTTGAGCCAGTTTGTGATTTCTTTGCCTTCTTCAACTGAAGGCTGTTTTGACAGTGCAAAGTCCATAGCACGACCTGTAGTATGACTACTGCTAGGAGATTTTTCCTGATGGAACTTGTCGTTGAATCCAGAGAAATAAGCAAAATTAGGCATGTTGGCCTGTACTTGCTGTGCCAGTTCAATAATTTTAGGATCAATTTTACTGCCCTCGGCCTGCACATCGCCTGTCTTGAGCTTGAGCCCCATCTTGGTAAGATCGTTCTGCGATGCTATACCTCCAGCAACACCTTGTCCTCCTCCCATGGCAGGCATGTTGCCAGCTGTAGGTAATTTTAATCCTGTACCTCCAGGGGCTGTGCTGCCTGGGGTTGCGGTGCCTCCTGCAGTTGTACTTGTTTGTAATGCTTTTTGCTGTAGAATATCAATCTGTGATTTGAGATCTGGCGTTTCTAAATCCATCAGCTGAGTTTTAAGATCCACATAACTCTTGTATGCTATGCTGTATTTTTCAGCACGTTTTGTATCTGCATCTGTGAGTCGTTCTAGTTTTGCTGAATCTTTGACTATTTCATCAAAAGCATCATCCATTTCTTGAGACCCTGTGGTCATTGATTTGGATACTACAGACAGTGTTGACATCAATGACTTTACCGTGTCTGCAGCCGACGGACCTGTTAAGGATGGTTGTTTTCCAAGCACTGACTCTGCTGGGCTTGGCAAAGATTTTTGTTTACCAAGCACTGATTGTGCTGTGCCTGTTTTGGTCCCGTTGTCTAATTCAGACATTGGTATCACAGCTTCTTCTCCATGAAGCATGGCCAGATAACCCGAAGTTGGCCCTTTAAGAATACCCCCATCAGCGGCTTTTGGTAATTCTGCCATATTACCAAGACCTTTACCAAGTTCTTTACCAACAGTTCCTCCTGCCCAGACACCAAGTGCTGATCCAATCAATCCACCTACCACTGCACCGACTGCATTACCAATAATTGGAACTGCTGTGCCTAATGCGGCACCTACGGCTGCTCCTTTAAGGCCACCAGCAACTCCAAGGCCGATTGCACCAGCTCCTTCTCCAAGATTTTCTGCTGTGCTAGCAGTGACTTTCTTACCACCTGGAGTCAGTTCATTTAACATGTTGGCAGCGTTTTTAGTAGCAGTTGCTAGTGTTATCATAGCATCTTGTGCTGGACCAATACCTTTAAAGATAAATGCTTCCATGGCCTTGTTGGCATCAATCTGTGTGTTAATTAACTTGGCTTGTTTTTCAAGCAACGGATCAACCCCGCCTTCGAGTATTTTTTGTTGATCTGCTTTGATCTTGGCCATGTTAACCGTGATATCACCTTGTGCCAACTGTGCTAATTTTAGTTGCTCGTTGATAGGACCAAAACTTTCATTGTATGCACCAAACTGTCCCAGTACCACACCTACGCTGTCTGCAGTCTTGCCCATAGCTGTACCAGTTATGGTCACCGCATCAGTATAACTCATTTGACCCGCAATAACTTTTTGCGTGGTCTCTAGCATGGCTCCGTTACTGGCCAAGTTGGCTGCTTGTGCATCAGCATTGCTTAGGTTACCTGTAACTGATGCTTGGAAAGCGGCTGCCATCTTGGGTCCAGCCGCTTCGTAAATTGCGTTCATTTTCATCAGTTCTTCGGCTGCTTTTTTACCTTCGGGACCTTGCAATTGCAGTTCACGAATCTTGGCAGCAAACTGTTCACCTTGTAACGCACGCTCACGTTGATCTTCCATTTCCTTGCGTGTCTGACCAGTGAGCTTGGTCAATGCATCTTGTTCAACTAGATACTTTTTAGCACCGTCAGCAAGTTCAGCATTGGTTTTACCTTGAGCATTGCCCAGGCGTGTCTGTATCTTTAGATAACCTAACATGCCGTCAGACACGTCAGCCATGCTCATGCCCATTTTTAAGAAGTCTTCTCTACTGCCTTCAAGAGCTTGACCCATGTCGCCAAGACGTTGTCGTCCTTCATACACTGATCCAGAAAACAATGCTAGATCTTTGCTGTTGGCTGCAATTTGCCCCACAAACACATCTAGTTCACCTACACTGAGTCCCAGCTGATCACTGGCTTTTTTGACTCCTGTCATGCCATCGCTAGCGGCTCCTCCAGCCTTGCTCAATCCTGAATATGTTTTGTACAACTGGTCTGCCATGGTGTTGGCAGCTTTAGTATAGGCTGCAAACGCACCTACTGCGGCTGTGACTCCTGCAATCAACAAGCCAACTACTTTGCCAAATGGATTCATTAGAGCTAGTGCCACTGCGGCTGCTGTTGCTGCCTGGGCCATGCTGTCAATGCTTTCGTTGAATGCGGTTGCACCTTTTTTGCCTTCCAACATGGCCTTGCCCGATGCCATTGCTGCCGCAGCCACATAACTGGCTGCCTCCCCAAATTTTTCTGCACCTTTGGTAGCATTGTTAATGCCGTATTTGGCTTTGACTTGAGCGTCGTGCATGCCTTCTGAAGTTTGTTTCATTACTTTGCCATACTGATTCATATCGTAGTTTACTTGCTCGAGTAGTCTAGTTAGTTCTTCCAGCTGTGCATTTGTGTCGGCCATGATGTATTACCTATAAGTAGAAGTATATTTATAGGTGCAAAATGACCCAAACTGCTAACCCGCTGAGACATTTTTTTAGACAACCAGCAATCTATCTACGACTGCCAAGCGATGGCAACTTCTGGCCCGAAGGCGATATTGCAATGACACAAAACCGTGAATTACCAGTTTTGCCCATGACTGCCATAGACGAAATTACCTATCGCACACCTGATGCCCTGTTCAACGGACAAGCTGTGATTTCAGTGATTCAAAGCTGTATTCCCAACATTAAAAATGCATGGTCAGCGCCCGGGCTTGACGTCAATGCTATTTTGATTGCTATCCGTATTGCCAGTTATGGGCACGACATGGGCATCAGTACTACTTGCCCAAAATGTCAAACTGAAGAACAGTACGAAATTGATCTACGCAACATGTTGGATCAGATTGTGTCCCCTGACTACACTCAAACTATCACCCATGGTGATTTGGAAATTGCATTTCAGCCTGTGTCATACAAGAATCAAAACGACACGAATCAAATGCAGTTTGAAGAACAGCGCATGATTCGAGCTATTCCTGGTTCAGACTTGCCCGACGAAGAAAAAATACAAAAACTCAATGCCGCGCTAAAACGCATCACTGAGCTCACAGTAGATGCCATGAAATTCAGCATTGCCAGCATCAGAACTCCGCAGGCCCTGGTCACTGAAACTGAGTTTATTAAAGAGTTCCTAAACAATTGTGATCGCAACTTGTTCAGCAAAATACGTGATCGTGTGATTGAGCTCAGAGTTGCTAGTGACTTGAAACCTATCAAGATTACATGTACCAATTGTGCCAATGAATACGAACAATCAATGAACTTGGATCAAGCAAGTTTTTTCGAAACCGCCTCCTGACCGCATCAGCAGAACAAGTTTCTGCTATGATTGACCGCATGGACCAGGAGGCCAGTGATTTAAAACGTCAAGGGTTAAAAATGTCTTGGTACATGCGTGGCGGTGCCAGTTACGATGATGTGATGAACATGAGTCATCAAGAACGACAAATGGTCAGTGAACTGATCAAAGACAACTTAGACACAACTAAATCTAGCAAATTACCATTCTTCTAATGGACATCGAACAAGTCAAACAAGATATTGAGAGTTGGATTGTGAACTTTGTAGAAGTTCCACATCCTGCCTTGGGCGGATTTCCGCCTTGTCCATACGCACGTAGTTCGCGACTAAAAAACAGCTATGCAGTGTTCATTGGGTCTGATCCGTATTTTGATCTCAAGAATCGTGCCCGACATGGCATGGGCAACAAAGAGGTTGTTATATATGTTTACGATCCTGTGGAATGGCCACATGACTTGTTTGCTGCCAGTTTAGATCATGCCAATCAAGACTTTTTGCTAGCAGCTGACCTGCTGACCCTGGAGGATCATCCTGCTGACCAAGAAATTGTAAATGGTATCTGCATGAATCAAGGCACCTATGCACTGGCATTGGTACAAAGCCTAAGCGATCTCAACACCAAGGCACACATGATGGCCAGCAAGGGATTCTACGATTCTTGGCCAGCAGACTATCTCACAGCACTGTTTCAACATAGAGAGGATCCTCGCAAGTGACCTATCAGTTTGCCAGAATTAATTTAGCAAAAACAACATATCAACCTCAGGTAGATTGGTTCTATATCACTGAGCCCGACATTGCCGAACTGCAAGACATCTACAGAACCTACTGCATCTACAAACACTTTGGTAGTGTGATGCCACTGTTTGACAGTCAGTTCACAGAGCCAGGCACCGATTTGATTGGCTACAGAGATCAAGGTAAACTAGTGGCATTTTCCATGATGAAACGTTACGACGACAAAAATTTATTAGCCGCACAATTTGCTTGGAACTATCGTAAACCTCGACTACGTTTGGGTATTACGAGTTTACAAACAGAATGTGCAATCTACAGAGAGCGTGGATTTGAGTACTTGTACTTGGATCAAGCGCACTTGTACAAACAGAACCTTGAAGGTTTTGAAATACTAGGACCACTATAACATGGCAGACATTTACACAATTTGGGCAGACAAAGAAGGCGACATCTCAGACCTAGACTGGGTCAACGGCATGAAGAGTTTTTTTGATCATTTGAAATCAGAAGGCAAACTCATGGACTATCGCATCACTAGATGCAAGATGGGATTTAGATCAATTGCAGACATGCCAGAATGGATGATACTCATGGAGTTTCAAGACATGGCTCAAATGGACGAAGCATTCAAACGTGTTGCTCCTCTTGAAGGAGAACTAGAAACCAAACACAAATCATTCAATCAATTTGTGTCAGGAACAATACAACATGCATTGTTTCGTGATTGGCCAGATACCTTTGTATGAAAACAGTTGTGTTGATTGCCTTGTCCAGCGAGGCGCCCAACCTACGACATATGATGAATGTGTTTTATACTGGAGTTGGCAAGGTCAATGCAGCCTTGACGGCGGCTCAAGTGATTGAACGTTATCAACCAGATCGTATTATCAACATAGGCACAGCAGGTGGTATCACAGCAGGACCCGGTCTGCATGAATGCACACAGTTTGTACAACGAGATATCACTTGTCAAGCATTGGGATGCACAGACGGACAAACTCCATTTGAAGATGATATCATATTGACCACAGGTGTCAAAGGACTCACATGCAGTACCGGTGATAACTTTGTGATGAATCCCATACTCAATATACCCGCAGATGTAGTTGACATGGAAGCATACTCAATTGCAAAGGCTTGCATACGTAACAAGATTGAGTTTCGTTGCTTCAAGTACATCACAGATCAAGCAGATGCACAAGCACATGATTCTTGGAAACAATCTGTGTCCAATGGAGAAAAGTTCTTTATTGCTAAACTGCTTGAACTTGGAGTAACTGTTTGAGAACTTCTAACGAAGTTCTATTGATTCGCTTTGCTCATCAATGTTTTTTTAAATTCAAGAGCGAAGCGATTTAAGCTATTATCTAGATTACGTGGTCATAGTTCACCGTATGCACGGTGAACAAAAAACGCCATTATCTGAGTATAGCAGTCATCTATCGTAATGAGATTGTAGTTTCCTACACGGAGGCGGTTGACCGGTACCCCCTACTCAAGCTTCACATATCAACGGAACCCTAGTGACCCGACAATAAATCCAAGTCCTATAAGCTGGGGTTGTATCTTTTTCACATCTCCCCGACCATTTGTTGCCTTAAGTTAGCAATTGCCTTTGACGCCCAAGTCCGAATTGGGTATCTCACCAATCCTCAATGGGGTTGAGCCATATCGCCCAACACAGTGTCCTAATTGTTGCCTTACAGTTTGTCTATT